CGTTTTGACGATGTCATTCCCCGAGATGGGAAAGCACTTTGATTTGTGCCTCGCATCTGGGCTCCTTACCTCTTCGGGTACTATGGGTTTTAAACCCTACCGTCGAGGCGCCAAAATCCCTGTGTTATTTAAAGGAATTTGGCTTCGAGTATTCCATGAGAACGGTGTGCTTCGGGAGAACCCTGACATCGATGCGATCCTAATACTTCGTCAGCTGCTTTTTGCGGCTAAGAAGTTAAGGAGAGAATGCGATGAGTCAAGAACGGCGAGAGCCGTCCAGGACTATTTCAGGTTGGATCAATCATTACGAGTACCTTCCCTTAGTTGGGGCGGTGATCGTCTTGATCTCACTTCTGTCCGTAATCTATCTCTTTTTGATAGATGCACGGAGGAGCGAGAACCTGACCTCTTCGACTCAAATGAGTCTGGAGCGCAGGTTGGACGCCAACTCCTTGAGCGAGTTCAGCAAGTCGCTGACCTCGTCTCAACCTCCATCGGCTGGTTCGATCCAGCCGAGTGGAGAGCGAAGCACGGACCAGGAGCAGTAGCAGATGCCAAATTGGGGAAAAGTTCGAAATATTCTTTTCCAACTTGGCCTGCTAAGCTGGATTGGTTCTTCCCTATGGATAGCTTTGGCTTCGCCAACGCTAATCATTGGGTGGACCATCTTGTTAGCGAGTGTGGTTCTCACGTTAATCGTGAAGACCCCTCCCGACTAATTGCTGTTCCAAAGACGCAGAAGGGACCGCGGTTAATTGCCGCGGAGCCAACTGCGCATCAATGGGCTCAGCAAACGATCAAGGATTTCTTGACCGTCAAGGTTCGTAAATCACCTATTGGTAAGTCGATCAGGTTTAATGACCAACGACCCAATCAGGAATTTGCGAAATCCGCCTCCCGAACCGGTAGTCACTGGACGATAGACCTTTCCAGTGCATCCGATTGCGTGTCCTGCTGGCTAGTGGAACGCATCTTTAGGGCAAACCATACCCTACTGAACGCGCTACACGCCGCTAGGACCCGCTGGCTTGTGAATCAAATCACGAGCGAACCCAAGTATCACATGATACGTAAGTTTGCTGCCATGGGAGCTGCTACGACATTCCCCG